GTGCATTGGTTAAGTTTCTCTCAAATGTTGCTCTTTTAGCTTTACTAGCAAGCATATCAGAGTCGGCAGTAGCTAATTGTTTAGCAAGTTTTTCGGCCTTATCTGTATTCTTGACCATATCGGCCATTTCAGCTTTACCATTTGCAAGTTCTGCTGTAACCTTAGAAAGCTCGTTTTTCATATCTTTTATGATATCGACGAACTGAGCTCCTGCTGAGTTTAGCTCCAGTTGAGCTTGGGCTGCTTCTTTGGTTTGTATAATACGTTCTTTAGCCATTTTAAGAGTATGCTTTCTTATAAATAGTTAAGGCTCCTATTATTTAGAAGCCTTTGTAGTATAATTTGGTTTAACGTTTGGTTTTGCTACGGTAAGTTTTGGTTTACCACTTTGTCTTTCACTTTCTTCTTTCTGTTCCTGATAGAACTCGTTAATTTGTTTAAAAGTAAAATTCCTTAACCATATAGGCATATTATATACAGTATGCCAATCATATCCTCCCTTACCGTGAAAAACTATATTATGAATTTGAGTAAAAAGACCTGTCCTATAATTGGACGTCAGGCCAAAAAAAGTTAATCCCGATGGGGATATCAACTTCCTCCTCCCCTCCATCTTCGTTTTCATATACATAATTCATATTAACATCAGGAGATATTTCAATATATCTCTTTCTTAATGCTCTTGCATCTGATGCTAATAGGTAATTGTCTACGAAATCTCTGATGTCCTTAGATTCTTTGTTTTCATTAACTGAAGTAATCATATACTTAAGTCTTGTTGAACCTTCGGTATTACTGTGTTTATCAATTTTTTTTCTACCTTCTACTTCTTTATTAATATTATTTTCATCAATTTGATTTAATAACTTAAAAGTAATTTTATTTCCAGTCTTAGGTAATGCAAATTCGAATTCATTCTTACCACTTTCTAGTAACTTATAATCTACCTTTTTATTTTTTAATGTAGATAAATCAATCGAATGTTCTTCATTTCTAAGTTCAAAGGAATAATCTTTTCCGTAAGATAAAATACGTGCAGCTATCATTATAGCATTTTTATCTCCAACTAATAATGAATTAAAATTAATTTTTTTATCAGTTATAAGAGATTTAAGTACTCTGTCTAATGCTGTTCCATTTTTAATATAGTTTACATTAGAAAGAATATCCTCTTCCTTTGCGGTCATATACTTCATTTCTATTTTTCCGCTTGAAAGAGGGTTGTCCTTAGGATAAAGTAGCCCTTTGGACGGTAATTCTACTGTTTCAGTAGGTAAATTAAATTTTGGTTCCATAAATAATTTAGTTATAACTTATTCTAATAATAAATATACGAAGATAAAATTTATTAGGCAACTATTTTAAATGAAAAAACCCAGAAATAAATCCGGGTTCTTTAAAATTCAATAAAATACTTAGTGTTTAGTAGTTAAGTACACAATAATCCATGGCTACTGTCATTGTAACTTCCGTTGGTTCTGAACTTGTCCAATCGAAACTACCTTGTGCAAAGCTAGTGATCATAGCTCCTTTAATAATCCATTCAGAAACTATATCTCCTACTGGACCTAAAACGTTAAGTGTTATATCTTTTTTGTAAAAGTCAGAGTAACCTGCTCTACCTGTTACTGATTCATATGATAATCTTGCCCATTCCATACAAGCTTGAGCTCCTGATGGTGTGATTGGATCATATAGTGTCATATCCATATCTTGCCATTCTCTTTTCCCTCTAATCTTTCTGTATGAGTTGATATGATCTAGTTTGATCGGTTCGTCAGAGAAAGAAGGTGCTGTTACGTTCTTAATCATAAACGACTCTATACCGTCAATTACCATGAAGAATCTGTTCTGTACTTTCGGTTCGAAAGCTCTAAACATTATTTCGTTAGTATCTAATATTGCCATGTCTTTTTTTTATTATAAATATCTAAAATTAAATTTATCCTGCAAAAGTTGCTCCTGTAGGTTCTAATGTAAAGTCTAGAACAATAAATTCAGCTGTTTTTGCTGGTTGCACAAATATTTGCCCAATTAATTGATTTCTATCGATTACATCTGCTGTGTTATTCGAATCATCCATTACAACTCTAAATGAATATAGTCCTTGTCTCTGTACCACTGATTCTAAGAATGGATTTACAGCTGATAAGAATCTATTTCTAGTTGCTATTGTATTCTGATCAAATACTAATGTATTAGCTTGATCACCAACGAATTTTTTAAGTTCGATCATTAACCTACGAACATTTACTCTATCAAGTGCAGAAGCAGCTTTTTGTAAAGTCTTCTGTCCAAATATTGCTATACCTTGACCAGGGAATGTTGCGATTGGATTAATGTTACCACTATATAAAGTATCTCTTTCAGATCTTGTTAATTTTCTTTCTGTCTGTAGTACTGATGGTACTCCACCTCTTACTAGTCCTGCAGGTGCAAACCATGGTGCGTTAGCTCCGTCTGTGAATGCATATACTCCAGGTATTACTACTGATGCAGGAACGTAAACGTTTTTACCTGTTGCTGATCCTACTTGTACCCAAGGCCAATATGTTGCTGCATAAGAACTATTAACTTCTGATGCTTCGCTAGTAACTGTTGTTACTGCTGCTGTTCCTTTTGATACTAAATCTACTACTGCAATACAATCTCCTCTTGTTTCTGCTAACGATATAAGGTTATCTATCTGAGTAGATCCATTCGTAGCAAAAGAGTGTACAAGACCTGGAGCTGATATAATATTAAATCTCCATTCGTCTTTATTTTCTAAGATTGTTATAGCATCATTATAATCAGATCCTATTAAACCTTGTATACCTGCTGTATCGTTTGTTACATCACCGAAGAATAAAGCATTGTTAGTTACATTAGTTCCGGCTGCTCCACCAAATGCTCCAGACTGTGCTGCTGGAATTGAAGCTGAGTAGCTTAATCCTGCTGCGTCTTTGTTAACAGTAATTCCATCTGTACCTAAATAGTTAGAAGTCTCTATTCTTACTTCAGATACTCTAATATAGTTAGATCTGTTTGGATATTGTCCATTTGATGTTACATATGTATTAGTACCGTCTGATGTTTTAGAAACAACAGTATCACCGATTTGTCTTGCAACATAACGATCATCTGATGGATCTAAGCTTAAGTTATTAAACGTTTCTAATATAATTTTATTTTTGTGATTATCATCACCTCTTCTTACTAGAAGTGAGAAAGTACCTTTAGAAGTATCTAAGTTTGTAACTTCCCATCTAATATTGTCTGCTGATCCACTTTTAAGTGCTCCGTTGCTAAGTTCGTCTGCTGCTGTGTAATGATCTGATGCTGTTACGTTATTGTAAACTATACCTTTACCGAGAGTTTCTAAAGTAAGTATCTCTGTTGTTGGAAGACCAGTTGATCCAGATATTGGAGTAGATGAAGGTGATGTCCATCCTGCTGATCCAGATACAACTCTTGTTATAAGAGCAGTATTTCCGCCTTGATCGAAATAGTTTTTTACAGCTAAAGATGTAAAGTATTCTACGTTAGTTGATCCTGAGTTAAAAGATCTTCCGAATTTTCTTGAATACTCTCCAAAAGATGTTACAATAGTAGGATTCTCAATTGGCCCTTTTACAGTAGGCCCAATAAAAGCTGCTCCAACTTCTTGGGGTGCGGGAGAGATAAATGATACGTCATTCTCTCTTGCGAGTACACCAGGTGAGATTATTGTTTCTGCCATGTTAATGTTATTTTAAATCGTGTTTTTATATAAATATCGTTCATTTATCCAAACCCTCAATTAGAGG